TGTTCCATGTCAACTAATTTACCACCACCAATCTTATCATATCTCCTCCAGTAAGTTTCGTTGCTTGAATCTGTTTGAGCATAGTTTTCTGTTGCTTGGTTACGAACAACATAACTACCTCTCAATCCTATTGCTTGATTATAACCCCAATTAAAGTTATAACCTCTCCTAAATTCAGGTATAATACTTGAACTGGTGTTAGAGGGTAACAACTCGTAATCATAATTTTTATCTTGTCTATATTGACCTACAAAACTATTATAACCTACTCCACTTGGAAACTGGTATCTTATTGCAGTATTAGTTAATTCGCCTACTTGTTGAGGAATAAATATACCTGCATTTGTGCTTGGTGCTGGAGCGGGATCAGAATTAGAAACTTGCCCATATTTATACGCCTTAACATAAGACAAAAACTGAGCACTCATTCTTATTATAGATCTATACCAACTATCTTTCATTATAAATTATCTTTATGTTTTTCCAACTTGTTGTCGTTGTCCAATTCATTTTTTAAAAATTTTTTTAGCAGAGTTATGTTATTCTGCTTAGGTTTAGAGTTTCTTTTTTTGATCATTTCTATAGCATTATTTCCAAAGTGTCCAAACATTATAAAACCCAACCAGTAAAGTCAGCGGTATAGTCAGGCCACATTCCATCTGCATCGTTATTATTATACTCAGGATACAAATTAGAGTTATAGCACATATAATCTAAATACCTACGAGTATAAAATTGTGCAAACTGCCTATGTCTGTCTATCATTTTATCTACTTCTTGTGGAGTTGCAGTATCTGAGTTTTCTGATCTATGTTTATACACACCTGAATTACTAATCTGATATGCTGCAAAAGGCAGATAGTCAACCATTGCATAGTGAACTAGCATAGGTTTAAGATATTTATCTACTAATAGCAAATAATCACCAGTAAGTTGGTTGTTTATAATTTTCTCGCTGATGGCATCATATAAAGCAGTCCCTAAATAGTTTTGTAGGTGTATCTGTTGAGCGATCTTAATAAATTGTATAAATTTACTAGTGTCAATGTTGCCGTCTAATATTGTATTATTAGTTAAATCTTCTCTACTTATAAATAATGCTATTGCCATATCTTACTATTTTTTCTTTCTTTTTGAAGGCCATGCCCCTCTGCCTGGTAACCTATCAGTTGCTATAGATGCTTTCTTACTTCCTCTTGGGTTTTTTAGATAACTACTAGGTATTGTTCTTGTTTTATTATAATTACCTAAATTTTTACTAACCTCTGTATTACTTTCTAATCTGTATAATACTCTTACCCACTTATGCTGACAATATATACCACCTTTTAGTTCAAAAATATTATATCTTATACTAGGTCTGTGTCTAAATTCTACATTAACATTATCTTTCCAACTTGCTCGTTCAATATCCTCTATTCTCCATACAATACCCGCATTACTCATGTTCATCATGTTGCGACAAAAATCTCTTGACTTGCCACTTTTTCTCATACCTCGAGCATACTTGTATCTTATTTTATATAAACCATTTTTGCTATCTAAACTACTCCACTCACTTCCTTTTCCTCTACTAGTTACATAATCTTTTAGTCCAACTGCTTTTTTTAGTTTGTTTAATGTTGTAGGTTTTTCTTTGATCAAATAATTTGCCCAGTCCTCTATGTCGTAACCTGCATCTTCATCCATTTCTGCTACATATACATAACCCTCTGGTCCTTTAGTTCCCTCTCTCGCTAATGTTGTGCTGATCAAATCTTTATCTTCTTCAGATAATTCAACTTTGCACTCTCCTAATTCTAAGTCATTAACAGTAGTTGTGTCTTCATCTTTTTCTCCAGTCTCTTTTTCTATTTGTTCGCCACTTTGAGCATTTTCCAAATCAGCGAATTCTAGAGGTTGTAAGGTCTTGAAATATAAATCTAGTGATATACCATTAAAATTTAATATTTCGTCAAATGCGATAAGTAAAAGGTTCTGTATTGGCCTAATAACTATATTATCCATTAATGTACTTGCAGTTTTTAGTTCTTCTGCATTATTTCCTAAACCAGTTTGATCTTTTATACCTAATAACATAGGACTAACTACTCTGTGTGCAACCATTATTTTCTTCATGCTCTCATCACTTAGAAACTGGTATTGGTTGTGTGCATCTGATAACTGAACTGGCTCTATACTACTGCTACTTTCTGTATTTTCGTTGAATGATAAAATAAACTTACCTGCATTACTACTTCCACTAAATTTTTGCCTTACTGCTTGTTCAATATTTTCTCTTTCTTCTTCATTTGGTACTCCATTATTAAAATTGATCAGCATACTAGGTGCTAAACCATTCATGATATTATTTAAGTGATAGTTGCTAATTTCTTCCTCTAATTCAGCGTACTGCAAACCACCTTGGTAATCTACTGGAGAGTAGTAATAATGTCCTGCGACATAAGGTCTAACATATAAAATTTCTACTGGTTCTAAACTTGTTCCAAATGCCGGTATTCTTTTTAACTCTTGATTAGGTTTTATTTTTTCCCAGTCTCCACAATAATAAAAACCTTTTATTTCTCCATCATCTTTATCTGCAACTTCCATTGCTAAGGTTTCTACTGGAATATGTCCTACTTCGCTAATTTTAGTTCTGTCTTTATTGTATGCAACTTGGATAGCACATTGTCCTAATAACTTTAAGTCATATACTAATTTTCTTACACACTCATCGCTCATCAATAACTTAACCTCTGCCCATTCTAAAGGTTTTTCCTCGCTATCTGTTGCCATCAAGCCTTCTCCGTAAACCATTTGACTTACTCCATTAATGATAGCATTATTAGTTGGTGATCCAGTATATCTGTCTATTAAATATTGAAAATAACTATTTTTAGGACCATAAGTAACATAATCTTTTTTATCTATAACCTCAATAGTAGGACTTGTATAGGTTGCTAAGTTTACTAATTTTATTTTGCTCATAATATTATATATTCGTTACTACTTTCAACTACTTTATATTTATCTTTATTAGGATCGTATAAGTCATTATCTTGTTGATCTATTGTCTGATCAGTTACAAATAATGTTTCTCTTGCTAATAAAGTTCCATTGTTATCATATACAGTTAAGTCAAAGTAATTATTTTCTACTAAGTCGTTTTTTATTACATCAGTTATTAGAATGTTGTAGTAGTTTTCATTCTCAGTTGGTATTACATTAGTATATAATTCAAGTTTATTACTACTCCTACTTCTAATTTCCATTCTCACTTGTCCTTGTGGATTAATGCGAGGTCTGAATATTAGTTTTATATCTTGATTTCCAGTAGTAGTTAATATCTTCATACTTATATAACTATCAATATTAATAAGTTGTTAGTATTGCAAAAAAAAAGCACCTATAAAGATGCTTTCTTTCCACTATATAAATAAATGATCTTATTAAGGATTTATTTGATTTGTGCTAACTGTTACTCCTATATTGTCAATATCATTAGACAAAAAGTTTGCTGGTTTCTTTTCCATGCCCTGCATAGTTAGTGTATAACCACTTAAATCTCCCATTGCTCCACCAGTCACAACCGTACCACCATTACAATCCATACCAAACTCCAATCCTGCTACAAATAAATTTCCATTATTGTCTTCTACAATACAGTGAGGTCTTGCAACTGCTAATAAAGCAATTTGATCATTGGTTTCGTAATCTAACTTGTGAAAAGTTAAATTTAATAATTGATCATAAAAAGTTGTTCCATTTTCTCTTGAACTTGTTATAGTTTGATCAAAACTAGAATTACCTTTTAGATCATATTGGTATACTGTTCCAGATGCAAAACTGCTTATTTGCGCACTCGTACCTGGATTAGTATAAGTAACATCACCTAAAGTTCCGAAATCAGCGAAATAAACTTTTGTTAATCCACCTACCGAATCTTTACAAGGTTCTGTTCTCCCCTCAGTTAATAAACATGCCATATCTAATTAATTTTAAAAAAAAGGGTAGGCAAGACTTTTCCAACCTACCCTCTTATGTTATACTTACTTCTAGTTTATGATAATACAGCAGTATCGCTACCTATACCATAAGTGACACCTGCAGTAAATCTCATAACAACTCTTACTTGCTGAGATCCATCAATATCTGCCATGTCGATTACTTTGACTACATTAGTATCATTAAGCAAACCAGTACCGAAATATAGGTTACTTTTTTGTGCTGCAACTGCATGGTCATCTGGTAATCCATTTG